AGAGCATGGAAACCAGAGAAGAAAAGCAGGGAACTCAAGTCAAAGTTAGGTTATAGTAGAATAGGATTAAAAAATGTTTAACGCAAGGTTAGAACAACGTCTGTGGTGCTATCGTGTAGAAGTAAGAGAAACACAAGCTAATATGGCATTCAGAGAAGGTCATAGAGAATGGAATGAGGATTTATTTGTATGATCAAATACCATATTAATAACGTGGGCGGAGAAGTTATCAAAGATAACGAAACTTATACACTCAAAGATAATAAAACATTAAAAAACCTTGTGTTGAGCTCTACTAATTTACATAGAGGTATGAGTACACGTGGGCATCGTCACCCCGGGCAAGAAGAAGTTTATATTTTTGTTTTGGGACACGGCCAAATGATTGTGGGAGATGAAACAGATGAGCCCTTTAGAGTCAGTGCAGGAGATATTGTACTAATCCCTGACGGGGCATTTCATCGTGTGATCAACGACGGCGACATCAATTTACTATTCAACTGTGTATTTGATGGTAAAAGAAATCATTAAACAAGTTTGGCGCCTTTGGGCAAAATCGTTAGGTGAAAAAGCAGGTGATACGGACAAAGAAGCTGACCGTATTGCTTGCATTCGTACTGCAATTGTGTTATCATATATCATTACAAACTGCTTTATCGTAGCAGGTGTTATTCGACATTGGAATCAATAAAATGCTAACTTCAAAATTAAACAATCATATAGAAAAACGTGTTGTTCGAGAATTAGAAAAAAATTTACCAGTAGCAGTAAACTATTCTTCTACAGACAAAGTAGCCGAAGCATTAATTATACTAGCCGAAGAATGTGCAGAAGTTGTACAGGAAGTCTGCAAGATACAACGATTTGGTATTGAGTCAACTTCTCATCATACAGGGTTATCGCATAAAGCAACTTTAGCAAAAGAAGTAGCAGATGTATTGGCAATGGTTGATATCCTAGTAGAACAAGGTGTAATTACATATAACGAATTAAATCTAGGTAAATTATCAAAAATCGAAAAATTAAAGAAATGGTCAAAGTTATATGAGTAAAATTAAAATTTCAGAATTATTTTATAGTGTGCAGGGAGAAGGTCGCTATATGGGTGTACCATCTATATTTTTGCGTACATTCGGCTGTAATTTCCGCTGTGCCGGATTTGGAATGCCAAGAGGAGAACTAAGTAATGAAACAGATGATATTGCAAGTGTTGTGCAAATGTACAACGATTATAAAGAATTGCCTTTGGTTTCTACAGGCTGTGATTCTTATGCTAGTTGGGATCCTCGCTTTAAGCATCTCTCTCCTTTACTTTCTACTGATTCAATTGCCAATTCGATTATGGATATACTTCCTTACAAAGAATGGCAAGACGAACATCTTGTAATCACTGGCGGCGAGCCATTGCTAGGTTGGCAACGTCAATATCCTGATTTGCTGGATCATCCTAAAATGCATGGACTCAAAGAGATTACATTTGAAACCAATGGCACTCAAAAGTTAACCCCAGAATTCAAACATTACTTGGATGACTGGACTATTGCCAACTGGGATAGAGAAATCACATTCAGTGTAAGTGCCAAACTTCCTGCCAGTGGAGAATCGTGGGAGGATGCTATTAAGCCCGAAGTTGTATGTGAATATGAACAAGTTGGTACTGCTTACCTTAAATTAGTGGTTGCAACTGAACAAGATATCGCTGACGCAGAATGTGCAGTAGGAGCATTTCGTTCAGCAGGATTTAAGGGACACATTTATCTAATGCCTGTTGGTGGTGTGGAAAGTGTTTATACATTAAACGCAAAGAATGTAGCACTGGCCGCTATGAAGCGTGGATGGCGTTACAGTGATAGATTGCAAGTGCCATTGTTTAAGAACGAGTGGGGCACCTGATGATGGGTGTAGGATACCAGAATCAGTGGATTGACGAAGACGATGCTTTTTATCGTAGAGCTGAATGGGAAGAACGTTTTGCACTAACACCGCAACGTTGCGATTTAACTAAAAAACGCATTTGGCTTAAAAAAGGATTTGTTGGTAGTGCTGCTTGGACTGGTCCCGGATCACCTATATGGGAATATAGGTGGCACGATGCTAAAGAACATATGATGTGGTTACTAAAAAGATAATATGAGTAATGTAAGCAAGGGTAGAGAAAGTTACGATATAACTACAGGCAACACCCTTGTTGCTTTTTTTAATCGCAATATCAGCACTTACGGCACTGAAGCCGGCGGTGTTAAGTTTGATCTTGTGCCGGTAACCAAGCAAAAAGATATAATGCTCAATGTGGCACGTATGCACGCAGAGCAAGAGTATAATCGTATTATGGAACTGGTAGCAGTATTGCAACGACAGGCTGCAGAAATAAAAGAACGATTGGATTTAACCGACCTAGTTCATTCAGCTAAATATGAATATCAACTAGCACACGGACAAACATATTGGATCGTATACGATCACAAAAAACAACAAACAATACTATTAAGTACTGGACCAAACGATTGGTCAACTGGTCCAGCACCAGAATGGGAATATCTCAAAGCAGTTAAATGGTTAGGTGATCACACGTGGATAGAAGTCAAGGAAGATAATAATGGGAATATTTGATAAATTTATAAAAAAACCGGAGCCACCTAAGGTAGAAACGCCCAAAGTCGTTAAACCAAAAGAGCCCAGACCCAAAAAGAAAACAGAAAAAGAGTTGGCTACTGAGCGTGGTGAACCTTGGGTCAGTGTTGTTCAAGTTGAACTAGACCCTGAAAACATTGGTAATGGTGCATTCGAATTAGATTGGAATGAATTCTTTGTGGCTAAATTGATTCGTGCTGGTTACAAAGGACGGGACGACAGCCAAATTGTTGACCAGTGGTTTCAGGATGTCTGCAGAAATGTCGTTTTGGAAACATTTGAGCAGTATGATGCCAACAACCCAAGACCCCCAAATGGCGTTCAACGCAAAGATTTGGGCAACGGTTACTCAGAAGTTTCTTAAACTTTTGGTTAACCGACGGTTGACCATAAATCTATTATATGCTATTATAATGATATGAAATACTTAATCGTTGATACCGCAAATACATTCTTCCGTGCACGTCACGGCGCCAGCAGACAAAGTGATGCGTGGGACCGTTTGGGTTTTGCCATACACGTTACACTCAGTAGTGTCAACAAAGCATTTAGAGACCAAAATGCTGATCACGTGGTGTTCTGTTTAGAAGGCCGTTCGTGGCGCAAGGACTATTATGAACCCTACAAGAAAAACCGAGCAGTTGCCCGTGCCGCTCAAACAGAAGCCGAGCAAGAAGAAGACAAGCTCTTTTGGGAAACTTTTGACGATCTCAAAGACTTTATCTCAACCAAAACAAATTGTACTGTTCTCAGGCACGAAAGACTGGAAGCAGATGACTTGGTGGCAGGATGGATCCAAAGTCACCCTGAGGATCACCACACCATCGTAAGCAGTGATACAGATTTTTATCAGTTACTGGGTCCTAATGTAAATCAGTACAATGGTATCAGTGACGAGCTACATACCATCGAAGGTATCTTTGATAAAAAAGGCAAGTTGGTAATTGATAAAAAGACCAAAGAGCCTAAACGCATTCCTGAACCTAAATGGATCTTATTTGAAAAGTGTATGCGTGGCGATCCCACTGACAATATCTTTAGTGCATATCCAGGTGTGCGTACTAAAGGTTCTAAGAATAAAGTGGGTCTACAAGAAGCGTATGCAGACAAAGACCGCAAAGGATTTGCGTGGAACAATCTAATGTTGCAACGTTGGACCGACCACAATGGCGAAGAACATCGTGTATTGGATGATTACGAACGCAATCGTGTACTAGTAGACTTAACTGCACAACCAGATGATGTCAAGGCTGTAATTGCAGAAACTATTGCGGCAGGTAGTGTTAGTAAAAATATTCCAATGGTGGGTGCACATTTCTTAAAATTGTGCGGCAAATATGATTTGGTGCGGCTAAGTGAACAAGCATCAAGTTATAGTAGTTTTCTATCAAAAAGTTATCCTCAGTGATACAAGAAAGTAGAACTACGCAAATTATGTCATTAAAAAATCAAGGAGAATGAAAATGGCAACAAAGAAAACATCAGTTAATAAAATCAGTGACAAATTAGACAAAGTCAGCGACTCATATACTATCAATATGTATGACAATGGCTTTATGTTGGAAATCAGTGGACGCAAAGACGAAGATTGGAAAAATGCCAAGATTATGGTTCAATCAGTTGAACAACTATTCGAACTAATCAAAGAAGCTGCAGAAATGGAAAGGGATTAATCATGGCTATCTGGAACGTTAGTACATATTACAAGAAATCTTGCGAAGAAGTCGAAACATACCATCAACGAGAAGGTGACGGTATTGTAACTATTAGAAATGGTTATCGATATGGTGAGTGGATCGTGGAAACCACAGATGACAATCTGCCTGAATTCAAGTTTGTAGAAGTTCCGGGTGGTGATGGTAAACGGGATAGCATTGATATGCTGGACTGCGAAGTTAACAATATTGAATATGTAGAGCTAGTCGAATTGTTTGATGGCGGCTGCTGGTATGATGTGGCTATGGCTAATCTAGACGAAGACGAAGAAGCTGAGCTAGAAGAATTTCTCGACGAGCATAGTGCATACGAGTTAGAAGAACGCGAAGAAGACAGTTGGAGTCAAGGCGATACACAATGGTGGATTTGGGGACCGATTGCAATTAAAAACGAAGCAGGTGATACAGTTCGTATCATTTGTGCAGACGATGAAGGTAATGTTGTAGACTTCAAGGAAGAAGAATAATATGGATCAGGATACCAGAATAGAAGTGCTATTGGAATTAGACGAAGAAACGCAATTTAAGCTAATGAAGTTAGCGCACGAGCAGGATATTACTCTTAATGAGTTCGTCAATTTTTTGCTTAGAAATCATATACAGGAAACAAATGAGTCAATTATTAGCTAAAAATGTAGTTAAAAATAAGTTTTGGATTGTTGAAAATCAAGGCGAGAAGATTGCCACTATCCAAGCGGTTGAAGATGGTACGTTTGTTTACGTCGATACTTCAGACAGAAAAAAGTATCCTAGTATCAAACTGCTATCAAAAGAACATAATATTGTGTTCGACAATACCGTTGTTAAAAAAGAGCGAGCGGAACAAAAAGACCATACTGTACACGGATTTCCAGTTAAACAGAAACCGTGGAATATTTTATGGGATGTACGACATCATTTCCCTATCTATACTAAAACCAGTAAAAGCAAAAGTTATTACTGTGCAGGCTATTACTTAATTAAGTTTAACAACGGATGGGTTAAAAGTAATTGCCCTAAGTACATTACCTTAAATCGTTATCCGTTCAAAGGTCCGTTTAAGTCAATGGCTCAAGCACAAGAAATGCTCAGAGAATTAGATGGAAAGTAATTTTATACTGCAATCATACATAAAGGATATAACTTTGTGTGATGATATTATCGAGTATTTTGAAGAAAATACTCAGTATCAGTATGACGGATTGATATCAGCAGCCGGCGAGTTCACTAATGTAAACAAAAAAATAAAAGATTCGACCGATTGTTTGCTTAGTCATAATCAAGATTTATACACAAAATACTGCAACGAATTACAACCCATTATTGAAAAATATGTAGAAAAATTTCCTTATAGTAATGAATATGCTCCGTGGCGATTAATAGAAGAAATTGTAGTCCAACGATATTTGCCAGGGCAAGCATTTTATGAATGGCACACTGAACGCAGCAATTCCAAAATTCCTGCTACTACTAGACATATTGTTTTTATGACATATCTAAATGATGTTTATGACGGGGGCGGGACTGAGTTTTATCATCAAAATTTAGTAACTCCTGCAAAAAAAGGATCTACTATACTGTGGCCAGCAGATTGGACACATACCCATAGAGGGCAAGTATCGCTTACTGAAACAAAATATATTATAACTGGATGGCTTAACTATGTCGGGTAACTATTATGGAAAGTAATTTCTCCAATATGCATTTGAAAATGTTTAACGATAAAGTTAAATTAATGAATCAAAGCAACAATAAGAACTTGGTACTATCGGCTACAGAAGCACGCAGTTTGCAGGCTGAAATATACGATTTATTGAACTATTGTGCAAATTTAAGTCGGAAAACTACTACTACAGAAGAAGTAATTAATGTAGTAATGGACGGTGGTAGTTATAAATAATCTACGCACTTTTAATGATAAATAATATATCGAAGAAACATTATGAGCAGACCTAAACCTAAAGTGTTAGCAGAACACGTCAACAAAATAAACTACAAGAGTGAGCAGATCTTGAGTAGTGAAGGGATTTGGGCTGTGTTTTATGAAGACCAACCTATCAACTTGAAGAGTCACAATATGTTGGTCAATTACCCCGGACCTAAATATAAAAAGACTAGTTTTAGTAATCCCGGGCACGCAATTAATTTGGCTAAAAAGTTAAATGCGTTATTCAAAACAGAATCATTTTCCGTGGTTCTACTTAAAAGTGGTGACAAAATCTTCCCCTAAGACTTATAGTCAAAGTCAATTAACAAAAATATTTGCAGTAACTGCCAATGTGCCAGCTGCTGATCAACTTACATTAAAGTATCGTATTTGGTTTAACCCTACCGAAGATTCTAGCCTCAGACTAACCTTGGAGGGCTATAGATTTGTTACCAAAGATGTCAAGTTACAAAGTTACGCATTCGAATTGGAAGAACCTTTGACCAATCGTAACTTACTGCAATTGGAAAGATATTTTCAAAGCGTTTACTATCTTTTTAAGAATACCAAAATTGTAGTATTCGAAGAATCCGAAGCCACTATGCTAGCACTTCACAGTGGAGATTTGAAAACCTATTTGGAAAACTTGGAATTAGAAAAGTAATACTTTAGTACTACTTTTATTTGATGCCGCTAAACCCGTTCTTTTTATCGGGTTATTGACTGAAATACCAAACTTTGCTATAATACATACATAGCAACAAAGGAGTGGTAAATGGATATTAAAGCAGTCAATCGTGAGATTATGAGCGGCAATCTAACCAATGAAGATTTAGAATCTATCATTTTAGCAATTAAATTTGCCCGTGCTCAAATTGCAACTAAAACCAAACGCTCATTAAGTATCGGAAATACTGTTGTATTCAGATCCACCAGACTTGGCACACATACTGGCCGAGTTGAAAAAATTGCTATCAAATATATCACTATTCGTACTCCGAAAGGATTGTATAAGGTTCCTGCCAATATGGTAGAAGTAGTTTAAGGAAGCATTGTGTTTGTAGTATACAAAGTCAAAACTGGTAAAACTATATCGGTCTACACCCGAGAAAGTAGTGCCAAATCACGGGTTACAAAAAATAATCGCGAGCATTTGATGCAGTTGCTAAAAAACAACGGTGAAAGACTATTCTTTTCTTGGAATCGCAAAGACGAGTGGGCCTACTGTAGTTATACAGATTATGCTCCAATTTTTTACGAATTTCATAAGAAAAATCCAGGAATTTTTTAATCTGTTGCACAAATACAACAGACAATAATTCAAGAGTATTGTATAATACATTTTTAACGCAACAAAAAGGAGAAAGTTATGGCTAAAGACAGTATCAGCGAACACCGCACAGTGACTTCAGAAACAGGTCGTCGTGCTATTATTAAATGTTTCCAAAAACAACGTCCAGTGTTTCTTTGGGGTCCTCCCGGTATCGGTAAATCAGAAGTTGTGGCAAGTATTGCCGCAGAAATGAAAGGTGCAATGATTGACCTTCGTCTTGCACAAATGGAGCCCACAGATCTTCGCGGCATTCCATACTTTAACAAAGACCTGGGTCTTATGGATTGGGCGGCTCCCATTGATTTGCCCGATGCAGAATTTGCCAGCAAATATCCTGTCGTAGTACTTTTCTTAGATGAAATGAATTCTGCGGCACCCAGCATTCAAGCAGCTGCATACCAGTTGATTTTGAATCGCAGAATTGGTAAGTATCACTTGCCTGACAATGTAGTAGTTATTGCCGCTGGTAATAGAGAGTCAGACAAAGGTGTTACTTATCGTATGCCTGCTCCGTTGGCTAATCGTTTTGTTCACTTGGAAATGCGTCCAGATCACGCTGCCTGGGAACAATGGGCTGTGTTGAATCAAATTCACAAAGATGTTGTGGGCTATGTAGGTTTTGCCAAACAAGACTTATATGACTTTGACCCCCGTAGCTCAAGTCGTAGTTTTGCTACACCACGTTCGTGGACTTTTGTTAGTGAGTTGTTAGCAGATGACGACTGTACTGATAGTGAGTTAACTGACTTGGTAGCAGGTGCAGTTGGTGAAGGTGTTGCAGTCAAGTTTATGGCACACCGCAAGATTGCTGGACAATTGCCCAAGCCTAGTGAAATTCTTAAAGGTAAAGTACACGAGCTTAAAATCAAAGAAGTTAGTGCTATGTATTCTTTGGTTATTAGTATGTGTTATGAGCTTAAGGATGAAGCTGGTAAGAATGGCGGCAAGCCAACTGCAGAATGGCACGAAATGGCCGATAACTTCTTCAAGTTTATGATGGATAATTTTACCACAGAACTTACTGTTATGGGCGCTCGTGTTGCATTGACTACTTATGCACTACCGTTTATTCCTGGTAAACTCAAACACTTTGATGAGTTCCACAAGCGTTTTGGTAAGTACATTGTGGCGGCAAGCCAAAAGTAAAGGCTATTGGGGCAGAGAGTTTTCCTCCTCCTTTCTCTCTCGTAAGTCCCCAATTTTATTATGCAATTAAATAAATTAGATGGCAGGCATACTGGAAGAACATGGTTTTCACACTATGTTACTTCCTCTCCTACTTTAAGTGCCCGTGAAATTCGAATACAAGAATTCATAAATTGGAGGAACTGGTGTCAAGAAACATTTGGACCAGGATGTGAAAGAAATTGGGCCACTAATTATCGAGTGGTACACGGTGTTGCTCCTCGATGGGGATGGATCACTGACGAACGCATTGTAGGCACTTTCCCAAGATTATATTTGGCTACAGAAGCAGAAGTGTCGCTTTTTACACTAAAATGGGGTTGATGGTAATTCAATTCCCTGTTATAATTGTATTTTAAGGAGCAGAAATTATGGCAACTCAAACAACCAGTAACGAAAAAACTAAAAAATCCCGTATCAAAGAAACTACAGATCCCGCATTGGATCGTTTGATTCGTGAAAAATTGGTTACTGCTCGAATTGGACTTTTGCTCAGAGCACCATTCTTTGGTAACTTGGCAACTCGTTTGGAATTGATTAATGCAGACGCTTGGTGTGATACTGCTGCTACCGACGGTCGCAAGTTTTATTACAATACAGAATTTATCAATGGTCTCAAACCCAAAGAAGTAGAATTCTTGTTTGGTCACGAAGTGTTGCACAATGTTTATGACCATATGGGCCGTAACGGTGATCATAGAGATCGACGATTATTTAATTGTGCCGCAGACTATTGTGTTAATGCAGACTTACTTGAACAAAGAATTGGCGACAAAATTACTCCTTGCTTGTATGATCCAAAATACAAAGGTTGGAGTGCCGAAGAGGTCTACGATGACTTATACGACAAGGCAGAAAAAATCGACATCGGCGCACTAATGGACCAATTGCTAGACGAGCATATGGACGGTGATGATGGAGAAGGCGAAGGTGATGGTAACGGTGATGGTAACGATCGTCCACGTTTGAGTGCCTCAGACCGCCAAGCTATCAGAGACGAGATTCGTGAAGCAGTATTACAAGCCGCACAGGCTACAGGGGCAAGTAACTTGCCGTCAGGTGTAAAACGCCTTATTAAGGATCTAACTGCACCTGTTGTCGACTGGCGTGAACTGTTAGAGCAACAGATTCAAAGTACAGTTAAAGATGACTTCAGCTGGATGCGACCAAATCGTCGTAGTTGGCATATGGATGCTATTATGCCCGGTATGAAACCCGGTACACAAATTGATGTGTGTATTGCTATTGATACTTCGGGCAGTATTGGTGAGGACGATATCAAAGCATTTATGACTGAGATTAAAGGTATTATGGAAGCATATGATGAGTATAAAATACAAGTGTGGAGTTTCGACACAAGTGTATACAATCATAAAACATATACTAGCGATACGCTAACGGACATTTTGACTTACGAACCCCAGGGCGGGGGCGGTACAGACTTTGAAGTCAATTGGGTTTATATGAAAGAAAATCAAATTGAGCCTAAGAAGTTTATTATGTTTACAGACGGATGCCCATTTGGTTCGTGGGGCGACCCAGACTACTGTGATACAGTATTTGTTATCAAAGGCAACGAGCGAGCTGAGCCACCATTTGGTGTTTGGGCAATTTATGAACAAGCAAAAGAAAAGGCTAAAGCATAATGCTTAAACACGGAGAAATCAATCCGTTAAATGTGTTTGGGTTAAGGGAGGTCAACCATCTCCCTCCCCATTTTTCTCAAGTACCGTTTAATATCAGCACTACAGAAAAACACATCAAAGACTGGATATACGAAAATTTAGAAGGTCGATTTTGGTTAGGTGACATTTATAATTCTTCTGGTAAAACAGCAGAAATGCACAAGTGTGCGGCCTTTGAAGTTCACAGTGAAGCGTCTTATTTTAGTTTATTATTAGACCAAATCAACAAGTGGGAATAAAAAATTTCGTACCTGACAAAATAGAGTAAATATTTGTACATTAATTAATGGAGCATATATAATGTCAGACGATATCCAAACAACACCAGATACAGCAGAAGCTGCACCTGCACAAACCCAAATTCAATTACCTATCAATGATATGGTAGTAGCACTTCAAGCAATTCAATTGGCTTCTCAACGTGGTGCATATCAACCAGGCGATTTTTCTAGCATTGGCGGTTCTTATGAAAGAATTTTTAACTTCTTAGTAAGCGTTGGCGCAGTTGGAGCTCCTGAAGCCACACAAGAAACAACTGAAGATGCTACACAAGAAACTGCACCAGAAACTACATCAGATGTTCCTGTAGATGCAGCACCTGTAGATGCAGCACCTGTAGCAGATAGCACAGTAGCACCACAATAAGCAATTCAAGGATAATATCATGATCAAACACGTAGGTAAACACAACAACAAAAAATGTATTCTATTATTCAGAACCGTTCCAGGCGAACCACATATGTGCTTGGTCATTTATCCTGACACACTTCCACGTCATATCCATGATGATATCATGACTGCTTTGGAATCTGAAAGCGGCCAACAAGCCAAAGAGTTCAGTGATTATTTGTTTAGAGTTACACTAAGCGATGGCAACAACGCATTGGAAACTCTGCACAAAGAACAAATGATTAAGAAAGTACCAACTAATCAAGTTATCGTTACACCAAATGTAAAGAGCACTGTTAGATTAGACGAACTTAACAGCATCCTTGACAAGATGTCTGCAGGCGAAGAAGCCGTTAAAGAAATGGCTGACTTGGACAATGCTGCCGGAATGACTGGCAAACGTAGAGTTCAAGAAGGTCGTACTCCAGGTGAAGTTCGAGTGCCTCGCGAAAGTCGCAGCCAACCTGCAGTAGTACCAAACACACCGGTTGATTTGACTGAAGTGTTAACAGATGAACAGCTAGCTCAACAAAGATTAGCACAGGCTCAAAAAATGACGGCAGATGCCAAGGCTTTACTAGCCGAAGCAGATCGTTTGCAGAAAGAAGCAACTGCACTAACTGGTACTAAAAAAGAAAATGGCACAAGAAAAACCAAAAAAACCAAAGTCGAAAAAGCTGACGCTTAATCCAAAGACAACTTGGAAAAATATTCTTAAGGACGTTGACAAACAAGAAGTACCAATACACGTATTAGAAAAACTAATGGTGTATCTTAAAGACGGAACTATCATTACTGTAGATATTAAAAAATTATTAAGCGAAGGAGCGGATCCTACAGAAGTAGAAGATCACGTACAATCCAGACTTACTGATTTAGATATGTACATTGACAACGTTGACTTTTTTGTGGATATTGATCTAGTAGAGCGTACAGTACAACCAGAGACAGATAGAATTTTATCAAAATTATGATCAAGGCAATTTTTGCTGTAGATTATTGGGGTGGGATGGGCTTCAACGGTACACTACCGTGGCCCAGTCATTCCGAAGATTTACAATACTTCAAAGAACAAACACAAGGACATATAGTCATAATGGGTCGCAAGACCTGGGATGATCCTAAGATGCCTAAGCCGTTGGCCGACCGAACTACTTATGTAGTTACCAATAGGCCGTTATTTGGTCACGGTGTAAAAACAATTCGTGGTGACATAGCTGAACGTGTTAAAAACATACAAGCAGAAAATCCCAACAAGACTGTTTGGATCATTGGCGGACCAGATATTTTAATGGCCACAAAAGATATTGTGCAAGAAGCACATATCACACATTTCAAAACTCAATGTAGAGTAGATGTTCAAATTGACTTGAGAAAGTATTTGAGCTTATTCAGAGCAACAGGTGCAGCTCCTAGTACTGATAGGAAGTGCAACTGGACTACTTACAAAAACATTAATCCTTTTAATTCATATTAAATTATGCAACAATATTTAACTGCGCTAGAGCAAGTATTAACCCAAGGCACGACTAAGTCAGATAGAACCGGAACAGGAACTATTAGTTTATTCGGTATGCAACAACGCTACGATCTCAGTCAAGGCTTTCCTGCAGTTACTACTAAAAAACTAGCGTGGCGTAGTGTTGTATCAGAGTTGTTGTGGTTTATTGAAGGTTCAGGGGATGAACGACGCCTACGGGAAATCTTACACGGGGATAGAAACTCAGTGAAAGACACCATCTGGACTGCCAATGCCACAGCACCATATTGGCAACCTCGAGCAAAATATGATGGAGATTTGGGTCGTATATATGGAGTGCAGTGGCGTCATTGGCAAAAAAATGAAACACAATGGTTTAGAGATCATGATGGAATTGAACGTATACGACAAAAAGAAATAGATCAACTTGCACAGTTGATCGAGGGAATTAAACGCGATCCCGACGGACGTAGACATATATTAAGTGCGTGGAACCCTGGGGAGTTAGATCAAATGGCATTACCTCCTTGCCACGTATTTGCGCAGTTCTCTGTTACAGATGGCCGATTAAGTTGCCAAATGTATCAAAGAAGTTGTGATATGGTTTTAGGTGTACCTTTCAATATTGCCAGCTATTCCTTGCTTACGCATCTGATAGCTCAAGTGTGCGAATTACAGGTAGGAGAGTTCGTTCACGTACTAGGCGACGCACACATATACCTAAACCATGTAGATCAGGCAAAAGAACAATTGAAGCGTGAACCCTTGCCTGCGCCACAACTTTGGTTAAATCCTGATATCACTGACATTGATAAGTTTACTATGAGTGATATCCGATTGGATAATTATCAATCTCACGGTGCAATACACGCACCAATGGCAGTATGACAAAATTAGTTGTACACAGTTTTACTATGTCTGACTGCGAAGATCACGAGATTTATGCTGCTGAGCCAGTTTGGCAATGGCAACAAACTGATGCAGGTCGATGGATTATGGAAAATAGTCGACCCGAGCCCCAATGGACTGTAAGTCTCGACCATAGAACATATGGGTATCGAGTGCATATTACTGCCGATTTAGAGCCCGATCTTGCTACTTACTGGGCCCTAAAGTGGGGAAATACTAGTAAAAATTAACCGCCACGTCCCGCAGCACGTTTTGTCGGTCTATTCATTTGTACTTGTGGTTTGAATTTTGCAGCCTGTACTGCTGATGTTTTTGAACCTGGAACTTTTGGTTGCGCTGCAGCTGCTTTGGCTGCATTGGCCATATTAATAAATGGATTAGTCGATTTTTTCTGTTCAGTCATTTTAGAATCTCCTTAAAAAATTCCTTGCCAAGTAGTTGAGTTAGTTTTTGTACTTATATTAGCAGGCGTCCACGTAGTTGCACCTGTCTTAACATATACTGCAGTGACATTAGCCCACGTAGTTGCATCTGTTTTGACACGTATATTAGAACCAGTGGAAACAACATTACCGCTACTACCTATTGCATTGGAATATATATTATACACTAAATCACTGTAAGGTGCACCCAATCCGGTTACCGGATCCCATCCTACAGTAGATGCATAACCAATAATACTTACATTTGTATCATTGTTACCTGTTGTAATATCGTAGAAAGCAGTGGTATTACCGTAAAATAACGGTCCCAATGGTTGTGTTGGTCGTTTGCCTGTTAATGCTACATAACGTGCTATCATACCAGCCATCATTGGTGCGGCTGCACTGGTACCACCAAATCCGCCGATAGAACCATTCATATACAATCCATAGGCATTCATTGGACCAGCTATGTCAGGCACACCTCTGTATGTTAGTGAAGTAGGACTACCTGTTGTGCTTGTAGATGCTTGATAAGTTCTATAAGTAAGACCTGACTGCCAACTTGGCACTGGTACATAAGTACTCAATCCACCACCACCGCCCCAAGTAGTTGGAAATCCAGGATCAACTGCATGAGATTCTGGTACTTCACTTGCACGTACATTTCCTGTACCAAAAGATAAATGCGTTCCGCCTACACTTATTATGTTAGGGCTTGAGCCAGGGTATTGCACTTCTGTTAAAGGAGTACCGGTAGTTGGCTCCGATCCGTTGTCGCCTGATGCTACAACAACGGTTATGCCTTTTGCGGCTGCGTTGGCAAAAGTATTAGCAAGAAAATCGCCTAAGTAATACGAAGTCCCGCTTTGAACTAACTTTTCGGCATACCCCCAACTAATACTAATAACATCAACATTATCATCAATGGCTCGTTGGACTGCATTTGCAAATCCTGTTGGGTGTGCTGCATTATAGCTTGCTGCATATGATGGATCTGCAAATAAACTTGGAAGAATTCCGCCTGATATGTAAATCGAAATATTAGCCGATGGAACTAATCCTGCTACACAATATAAATCTAAAGTATTTTCTCCGCTGCCGTTATCCGATGGATTAAAAACACCAGATGCACCATCAAGTAAAACTTTTCGTATGGTAGGAGCAGTCAACCCTATGTCCGATAACGAACTATTAAGATCACTTTGTAAAAATCCACCACCCAAACTAATAACACCAACTTTTACACCAGCACCATTACTAGCTGGCATATTATACGCAGTCGAGATCTGTGGAGGAGTCATACCCGCATCTGCAACGTGGGTATAGTCGGGATCGGCGCCGTATGCTACTAAGTAAGAATTTGCATTGGCTTGAATTGACTGAATGGTATCACTCATTTTTAACTATGCACAATCCAAATATCGCCAATTGCACCTTGACTTGATGTTGGTGCTAGAGTGCTTACAAATATGTTTCTAGTTTGGCTAGAAGTTACTACTGCATTTCCGCCAATAGTAGCTTGAGTAGCAGTAACTGCACCAGTTATGTTAATTCCGCCTGTACCAGTGATATTGTGGTTATTCAGACTTAAACTTCCGCCCAATGAAGGGTTGGTATCTTGTGAGACTGCTGTTATTCCAGAGCCACCACCGCCCCCACCGCCTGCTGCACAAGCCCATAAAATCCCTGTTCCTGTAGAAGTTAACACTTGACCACTGGTACCAACTGTACCGGCACTGTCTTGGAAACCTTTGTTATCGAACATCTTGAGATTACCGTACAATGATAGATTTCCGAATACTGCGGCATCTGCGTAAGCAGTGACACCATAACCGCTTAGTGAACCTGAAATTGTTACATTACCAGTGCCTGTAATATTATGATTAAATAAATTTAGATCCGCGCCAAGTCTTGGATTTGTATCGCAATGTAGTCCCGATATTCCAGAACCGCCGCCACCACCCGAGGCGCAACCCCATTGTATTCCAGTTCCTGTAGAAGTTAATACTTGCCCGCTGGTACCATATGAGAAACTAGAATCTCTAATTCCGCCCCCAATACCTAAGTTGCCGCCAAATTGGCCGCCACCTACCACTGATAATGCAATAGCTGCACTACTTAAAATAGTAGTTGCATTGGCTATATAACCGCCTGAGAATGAACCGCCACCGCTTGGACCTGACGGGCCTTGTGGTCCTTGTGGTCCTTGTGCCCCAGATCCGCCGCCGCCTGATACACTAGCCCACTGTATACCAGTTCCTGTAGAAGTTAATACTTGCCCACTGGTACCGTAACTGCTACCAGCGTTAAGTGCACCAGATATTTGCACATTTCCGCTAACGCCAATATTACCAACAACACTTAATCCCAGTGATGAACCAGATATAATAGTAATAGGAGATGTTACAATTCCACCATTAAAAGTAGGACCGCTTGGGCCACTGGGACCGCTTGGGCCACTGGGACCTTGTGGTCCAGATACACCTGATGGGCCCTGTGGTCCTCTGATTCCGGTAGGACCTTGTGCCCCTTGTGGACCTTGCGTTCCGGATATTGCGTGTCCGCCCGCTGTAGTGCCGTCACCTACGTAGAGTGTATAAGTGTCTGTCGCCCAGACCGGTTCACCTAACGCAGGGGTTACGTTAGCTATTTGTGAAGCAGTACCTTTTCTAAGTTTTAATGCCATTGCTGTATTCTCGAGTATATTTTATATTTATATGTTTCCAAAATCGATATCAACCGAGCCGGAACTATTGATATCTCCAAAATCTAAATCACTACCGCCAAGGCTAACAGTTGCGGTGGCAGGTGTAGTCCATTGGACTCCTGTACCCGTAGAAGTTAATACTTGTCCGCTTGTGCCGTACCCGCCGCCGGCATTGATTGCTCCAGATATTTGTAAATTTCCGCTAACACCAACATTACCAACAACACTCAATCCCAGTGTTGCGCCGGTTATAAGTGTAATAGGGTTAGTTACATACCCGCCATTGAAACTACTGCCGCCGCCTGACGGTGTGGTCCACTGGACTCCTGTGCCTGTAGAAGTTAATACTTGACCGTTTGCACCTATAGAACCGTTTGCCGACAAACTACCACTCAATGTCAAAGAACTACCAATTGTAGCATTGGTATTAACTATCAATACATTTGTTGCAGTATTACCAGTGAATTGTGCAGTAGATGCAGTAATAGTACCATTTGTACTAATTGCAAATACTGTTTGACTGTTAGCAGCATTTACACCCCTAACATAGTATCCTACGGGAGAAGAGTCTGAAGATCTTTGTAAAAATAGTGTATCGTATCCAGGCTGATTACCAAATTGGCGTAGACCAACTGGTGTATTTTGTACTGGAGAAGTTGCACCTACACGCACACCTTGATAATTTATGGTAGCAAGACTTAGATCTAAACCATAATCTACAGTAACACCTGAAGTGGTATTGGCTGCTTTTATTAGCGTAGAACCAGTTTGTCCGCCCACTCCGTCGAACCACATACCGTGCTTCCAACGATTCGATGTCGAAGTAGATCCAGCTAAAAATGCTGCGCTAGGAGCTGCAGAACCGCCGGACATCATATCAACACCTAAATTATGTCCTACTGTTCTAGGATCAGGAGCATTGACAGTAGAATTCATATCTCCTTCTAATACCCAAGATGTTGCACCGTTTGCAGAATCAACAATAGGATTCATACTCCATACTCTTGTATGTGTAGAATCGCCTACCATATATGAGTAAACCCCTACTAGATCGCCTGCGCTTGGATTACCAACCCAACCCGCTTCTTGTCCAGTTACTGGATTACCGACCCTTAATACTGCTCCGCCAACTTGTGCACCTGCAGAATTTCTATGGGTTACAATTTCTGCACCATCTTCAAATCTGTTACCGTTGCCTAGATTATATTGATCTACGCTACTGCCAAAATTACAAGCAACTAATGACAATGGAAATGCCTGATGATAATTGTTAATTGCAGGTCTCGATGATGTAGGTGTATATCCGCCAATAGTAGTCGCAAAGCCTGATCCTATTATTGCTATCGGAAATGCGTAGGTGTCTGCAGATGCTTGTAAGAATATTAAGTTTGTTGCATATGCATTTGCCAAATGATGGAAATCGCATCCAGTAATAGTTGCAGAAATGCCTGGTCTATTTACAACTTGGTCTACCCATAATGCTGCTATTCCGCCATTACCTTCAAAGTAAATACCGTGAAGTGCGAAACCAACTCCAGATCCAGCTGCACCATTGCCGCCGGAATTACTAATTCTCAATCCCCAACCAGCACCAAGACTTGTTGGAGGACCATTACCTTCAATACTGCCACCAATAAAATTAAACGTACCGGCACCAGTTACCCAACCACCATAGATAAGATTATTTGAAACTGTACAAGAGTTAAACTCGATAGCATTTGATTCAGCTACTGCCGTACCAGATATTGTTGAAGGAGCAATATTAAATCCCATTTGATTATACGATATAATATTGCGATCAAATTTAGAGCTGATTAAGTTTGTGCCAACAATAGCTTGATTCCAACTTATAAATTCACAGTCTCTTACAGACACTGACCATAAACTCTTTAATACTAAACCAGCACCGGTACTTGGGATCGATCCAGAACTGGCACCACCGCCTGAAAAAGTTAATCCGGCTATAACAACTCCGACGCCAAAATCTGTAGAAGAGCTAGGAAAAACATTTAGACCAGTAGCAGTTCGAGTTGCTTGATAAATTGCAGACGCCCCAGGGCCTTCACCTAAAAAGTGAACTCTAACTCCGTGTGCTGGGGTAGACCCACCATAATAGCCCAATGGGGGAACTATTAAATTTAGTGCGCTTGTTATCTTGTATGTGCCAGCTGGGAAAAATACTGTTCCGCCACTTACTTGTGCAGCATTAATTGCACTTTGAATAGCCAGTGTGTCATCTGTGGTTCCATTACCTATTGCGCCATAGCTTTTTACACTATAAACATATGAAGACGGGCCAGGTGAACCTTGTGGGCCCTGTGGACCTTGTGGCCCAGCAGTTCCTGCTAAACCGGACGGACCCGAGGGGCCTGTAGGACCTGTGCCACCTGGACCTTGTGGTCCTCTAAGTCCACTTGGACCTTGTGGTCCCGATGGGCCTGACAAGCCAGCTGGTCCTTGTGGTCCTTTAAGTCCACTGGGCCCAGTTGGTCCAGTTGGGCCTTGAGCACCAGTTGGGCCTTGAGCACCTTGTATACCGGTCCCGTCTGGGCCAGCATTACCGCCGGTATTACCAGTTGTGTGCCAGCTTCCACTGTAATACACATTAAGTTGTTTTGTGCTACTGTTAAACCAAATTTGCCCGGTTAATGGATTGGCTGGTGCAGCATTACTACTAAAATTTTCTAATAGATGAATAAAATTTTCATCAATAATAGAACCAAAATCACCTGTGTAATTTTGTCCTATCATTGGCAAAGTAGTTGCAGTAGTATTGATAGTACCGTTTGCAACTACAGTCAATACTGATCCATTTGCTAATTTTAGTGTGTATGCCATAGTAAGATATTAAGGGCTCGTAGGCCAAGTTATGTTATTCGGAAAGCCTGCTTGCTGCGGAACATCACGAAGTGCTTGACGATAAGCAGCCCATTTAGTTTTTGTAGCTTCTGGCACATCATTTGCTTGTGTCCAATCTGTTTGTGCTATTAACATATTTCGTTGATTTCTGATACTATCTGCAGAAACATTTACTACAGTATCAGAAGGTGGACCTAAACTTACAACACCGTTTGATACTACAATAGTATTACCATATGTTGACATATTAGTCAGTAATGAATGATGCAACTCATCGCTAATAGCAATTGCATCAGACGGTATAGGATTTATTTTATATTCAAGTTCGCTACTATAAAATACTTTAGTTGTTGGGGAGTACAAAATTGTCATGATAAATTCCTGTTAATATCCAATTGCAATATAATTACACCAGCCTTGAGTGCCGGTAGTGTATATACCTAGGGTTCCAGTGGCACTAAAATCACAAGTAAATGGACCTATTCCAAATCCACTAATACCGCTACCTGAACCAAAATTAGCAGGATTTGCTATTGCACTTACAATCATTGTAGGGAAACTAATCGGCAAAGTAAGAAGTCCACCGTTATTTCGAGTGTCAAATCTTCCCCACTGTATCATTAATCCATTATTCAATGACCAGTAACCGTGTGTTGCACCTGCAGACACGCCAGACACTGTACCAGCTGGACCAGGAGCACCACTGCTACCTGCAGGGCCTTGCGGTCCTTGTGGTCCGGTAGTTCCTATAGGACCTTGTGGTCCTTGTGGACCTTGTGGCCCACTTCCTCCAGGGCCACCACCACCGCCTCCGGTAGATACATTGGCCCAAGTGACACCTGTGCCTGTACTAGTCAGCGCATAGCCAGACGGGCCTAATCTACCGCCGGCTACTACTCCACCATTCAGTGTCACTGGACCACTGAAAGTAGCGTTTGCTGAAAAAGTATTCCTTGCGGAAAATGTATTTACTTGGTCAACTCTTGCATACTGGCTTGGCGCAACATTGCCAAATAAGTCTGCATCACTTGCACGAGTGACTGTGCCATAAAAAGAAGAACCAGGCAACACACCTGGATCAATTAAATTAATACCAGGTTTAATGGTTGTAAAACCTGAAATAGGCGTTGCTGGAGTATACACATTTGGTGTACCGCTAAAAATAGCAACCAACTGATTACCAACAAATAACTCTACTGCAGTATGACTAACTGGAGGAACTTGTGTATCTACTATGGTAGTTACAATTGTACCGCTTGTCCCGTTTGTAGTTGTAAATGCTGGACCTACTAGTACCCAAGAAGAACCATTCCATACATTAAGTTGATTATTAACAGTATCCCACCAAGCATTTCCAGTTACAGGATTCAATGGTTGGCTACTGCTGCTGGTAGTACTGCCCAGCGTTTTGAAGTGCACACCGTCTGTACAAACATTAAGATTGTTATTAATATTATCCCACCACAATTGTCCCGCTAAAGCTGGAGCTGGTTGTGTGCTTGCACTGCTGTTTTCTAGTAGATGAACTAGATTGTCGTTAAGAAATTGTCCGTAACCGGAAAAGTTTTTACCAATCAGTACTAAACTGGTAGAAGTGTTATCAACTGTACCATCTGCTATAGTAGATAGTGTTGTGCCATCGGTTAAATTTATTGTATACGACATTGTTTTAGTCCATTTTGTTTATTTATTGAGTTACACATTACAAATTACTGCTCAAGTTAGTCAGTGTTTGGATTCTGATTGTGTAATCTACTTGTATTAATCTGTTCAATGCTTTTTGCACTGGATGAAAAACCACGTGTGACAACAATCTGCCACTACTGCTGATCAACCCTAGTTCGTCAAATACATAAGTACCTTGCATTGTACTGCTGTTATCAAATGCCGATTGGCCTGTTGGTTCTGCATAATCTAAATAACAACTGATAAACAAATCAGTATAAATTAAACCGGGAGTATGTCGAACTTGTATGTAATTTCTTGCAGGATCTGTGTTTAATGCACTAGTATCATCGACTACTTTTTGGTAAGTTTGATTGTATAATGTAGCAGTTTGTCCAAATGTATTAGTGGGCAAGTAAGTAATAATACCAGTACCGTCTACTGCAGTGGCTCCATTACCAAAAGCCATATTTGTAATAATGCCCAATCCTTTATTGGCCAAGCTCTGAGCAAGAGCTTCACTCATATTTTCATAATGAATAGCATTATCTTTATCAATAAAAACCTCACCTGTAGAGGGATCAGTGATTTTAATGTGCCCTTGAATTATTGTATTTGTTTTATCTAGCATAGTTTATCCGTTTGTCTCTACTAGAACTTCACCTGATTCAGGATCACTGATCTTTACGAATCCTCGTACATATATACCAGTGGACTCATTTGGACGAGAAGATTCGTTCGTTGTCTGCTGGTTTTGGGTGTTAGGTTGTTCTTTGTTTGATTCCATCTTTTATTTATCAGGGTTTTAAGGTGTTTTACAGAACCACTGCTGGTATCATTCTGGCACCAGTGCCAGCATCCGTTACTAAACTTTTAGCAAATACACTATTGGCCATATCAATAGTAAAACTAAGGGCCAATGTATTGTAAGTTTGAAGACTTTTTGCTAGCCCTGCATTATCTGCTACTACCAATAAATCTCCTTGATTAACAGGTCCCATAACCATTACTGTTGTGCGACCTTTTAATACTACCGTAGCCTGTGTACCTGCACTAGATGCAATCACTCCAGCAACTGTAGTATCACCAAATAAACTGCTGGTAGTAACTTCGTTAGCTCCGCCGTAGACCACAACTGTGCCAGCTGGGTAATTTGCATCTGCTAAAAATGTATCTGTATATGCCATTGATTTTCCTAGGTTATAGTGTATTTATTTTAATTATCTTTGATGAATTCGGCTTGTATTTGTGTGCTGTCAAACAAGCCTGTGCCATCTGTTGGGGTTATGCCGTAATTGGTATTCAACCAAAGTTTACTTTGCTGATATGTATGACCTTCTGATAAAGTGTAAGTTGTACCTGCAGTAGTAGTAACTGTATTATTGGCCACCGGAGTATAAGAAGTATGTGCACTCTGTGGAACTACTTGGAATACGCTACCGTCAATCATTCGTGAACCGGCTAAATGTACATTTGCACCAGTTCCTGCAGTTGCTCTTCGAATGTTGCTGAGTGTATTTGTGGAATTATCCACAGTCCAGTAGGTTATTCTTTCGCCGTTAATGAACACTACGCCAGGTCTAAGTCCTTGCGACCCCACTGACGGAATTGGCAATCTAGCAACATCATCAACGTGAATAACGGTGTCCAGTAATCCTAAATCTGCAGTTAAATTGGCTGTGCTATTGGTTTTTGGTATTCTCAAATACTGATACTCGTCGTTCATTGATTTGAATATTCTATAATCAAAAGTAACAAAACTTGCAGCAGTCATTACAACTGTGGCATTTGCTGGGCTAGTATTGGCTCCTAATATTACAACAGTTGGTGCTGTATGATAGATAACCGTTGGGTCGTCTGGCGTAATACTGATAATACTGCCGTTTCCATCAAACGTTGCAGTTGCATTGTTTGTTATAACTGTAGTGGTAGAAATCTCATCGCTGGAAAGGTCAGTTTCATCTGATGTTATTGTATTACCACCAAATGGGAATAGTATTCTAGTATCATCTGCAGTAAGGTTGGCAGTATAAGTATTTTCCAACAATACCTTTACATTTCCGTACCCCAATCCAGGATCGTTAATTATAATAGAAGTAATAACAAAGCTAGTGGCAATACCTGCACCGTCACTAGCAATAGTACTAATTCTCATATCAAGAGTATCATATACTCTGCCTGGTATTAGTTCTTCTGGAGCGTGACTGCTATATGTATCCACATATCCACCGCCATCAACAATAACATCGTCGGGTCTATAGCCCAATGAAGAATCAGTATATGTTGACTCTATTACTGCATCTAACAACGAATCGCTGATGCTAACTGTACCGTCAGGATTTAATATCAGTCCATCAAATGATGAAATATCAAATCCGCCTTGTCCGAAACCGCCGTTATCTGTATACAAAGGACCTTCTACTATAACACCAGGATAATCTATCCCGGATTGTAGTAAACTGTAATCCAAACCTGGCATACCTAAAGTAGGCTGATAAAATGCACGTATTCTATCATTTGCAGGTGCAGTAATTTTTTCTATTATATAATTCTGGTCTGTGGTCAATGACGCACTGTCTGCAAAGAAACCTACATCAGTTGTTAAATCAAACTCGGATAATGTTGTATCCAATGGTAGCGCAACTGTATTATAATTGTCTGCAGTAATAGTCAATGCTCTTACGCCAGGTGTAACCAGTTGCGTGGCATCTGCTGTAATTGTTTTATTGCCTGCTTTAACATTGACGTTATCAGCAGTTAATCTTGTTCCTGTTAACGGAGCCGAACCGTAATTGATTCTATCGTAGACTAATGTAGCTTTGAGTTTACGTGTGGAGTTGTTAACCAAATGAGCCAACAAACGTGCTTCTGTTACACCAGGCCCTGATCCTGAAGTACCAAAGCCACCTCCGCCAAATATACTGTTGTTTATACCAATTTGTGGTTGTGTGGTATAGTGCGAACCAGGATATGTTACTACTATGGAAACAATAGAACCATTGTGCATAATAGGTATAGCTGTAGCATCATCGCCTATTGCACTGCCAGTGATAGTAATGATAGGTGGCGTAGAATAATCTTTTCCGCCATCGATAACTTCAATTGATCCAATTGAATATGTATAGGAAGTTATCCAGTCTTGATATGTTAAATTATTTTGTAATTGGTTTATATCTTGGCCGAACTCACCGCTTGGACTACGATATTTTTGAAACACTGTATCATAGTAAGCTGGTAAATCATAATCAGTAACATACCCCATAACATTATCAATTGCAGTATAATCCAATGTATATTCACGTATGGTAGTATGATAAGGTTTAACTTCCTCTATGTACTGTTGATAGTAGTCCTGATTTTCATTACGATAAATTGGAGTCTGATTCAGATTTCTAATAGTGTGTAATACATTTACAAAACTAGTTTTGAATACCCAATCAACAGACTTTTGTTCTTTTAATGCATAATAAATTAAGCTGAAGAACATACTGACAAAATCACTATCCATCGTGTTGATAAAGATATCGTCTCGTAAGGCTGTAAATATATTTCTAATTTCAATTGACGGGTTTTGATCGAAGCCACGAGTATCAAAATTATCGTTATCAAACCCCATTCCGTTGCCTTCTAAATCGTAAAGATTAGAAGTTAACTGTATGGTTCCATTTTGTAAACCGATTGGCAAAACAACATTGGGAAATACCTGTATAAGACTCCATTGGCCTTGGCCGTTGTTTAGAATTTTAACAATATCACCGGTAACCAATGATAGTGTGCTTAAATCTGCAGGTTGACCAATGGTATACGTGGGCTTTGTGCTAGAGTCAAAACCAGTGGCATACCAATCTACAAATTCCCAATAGTCAGCAGTATTATATGTTTGAGTTCTTGTTAATTGCCAAGTATTATTTCTTTGTTTAGTATAAATGGTCCAATGATTGTTAGCTGAACTATCGTTTTCAACTAAAACTGTATAGCCAACTGGATATATAGCAATGTCTACATATCCCAATGTTTCTAAATTGGGCACAGTTGTATTGTAAAGACCAAGTCCTACATTGGGTATAGGTTCCCCTGCACTTAAATTGGTAAGGTTAAAACCTTTACTAATTGTATTCTTTATTAGTATACTGTTGATATAATCAACCATCTCGTGGACAGCTTGATTTTTATCAATGAACATACTTTGACGAGGTCGAATTCCAATTCCGTAACGTGTTTGTACAGGCAACAAAGGATCCGGTACTTGATTACCAAATGCATCTATGCCACTAACACTATCAACTAGTTTGTTATAGATAGCAGTAGGAATATCAGCTGCACGACTATTTGTTTCACTTAATAATACAAATTCACTGTGAATAATATTATCAGCATCAGTACGAGTAGAATAATCTATGTGGAGTATAGTATCTTTACCTGTTGCCGTACCTGCTAAATTATAAATTGCAACACTATCATTTCTGATTGCAGCAAAATACTCAACCCCACTATTTTTAGGATCTTTTATATAACTTGCAATTGCTGATACCGGAGCAGTTCTATTCTTTAATTTTACGTCAACTGTAGACTTATCTTTGACCCAATAGTAGTATTTTACAATAGTCTGATTTGTTTCAGGATCTACATAATTTACTGTACTGTATGCACTATTGTCTGGATACTTTGGTGTACCGTCCCCGCCAGTTGCCACATATTGACTCGGCGGATACATACTTTCTACCCACTCGTAAACATCAATACTGCTGCCAGGGAATGTTCCTCCCCAGTTTGTAGTGCGATACTGTATACTACCTTGTTCGTAGTTTAAGAATCGCACAGTACTTAGATCCCACCAAACTTTTCCAACTTCGTTGCTGTCCCAATGGAACGCAGAGTCTAAAGTAACTGTACCGTTTGTTCCGTAATTGTAAACACCAGGATCGTGTGCTACTTTATAACTGATATCTTGTTCAGCTATTCCCAATATTTTACCTTTTGCAGGATCAATATAATCTAATGTATGTGTAATTGTTTGTGATTTGTCGCTATAGACAAATGCTTTTACTATAGAATTAATATCGACTTCAGGTTCTTCGGCAGTATAAACGTCCCATCCCAATAGTCCTGCAGGATTACTAAATTGATAAATTCTTCCAGCTGCGGTGCCATATGTATTATCAAAATTAGATCCAATAATCATCTCAGTGGAATTAAAATCTATAGCACTGCCAAAATTAACATAAGGTTGCAGTGATGGATTAATTCCGGAACTATAAGGATTAATCTGTTGAACAAACGCAAATACACCAGGATCAGCAATATCATTTTTACTGTTTGCCAAATAGCTAAACATCCAAACTCCGCCGGAAATTACTTCATCAACAAACACCATTGATCCAGAATCAAAAGTAGTGGCTATATGATCCGTATCAAATACAGTAACTTCGCTTGTTATAGCAGCAGTACTAGATACTGCCAATACATTATTTGATTGATTAATTTTTACATTTTGTCCAAACAAGTCGTATGCATTGTTAGTTGGATTATTGATAATTTCAACTTGAACAAATACATCTAGTCCCAGATCCTGGATACTATTTCCCATTCCAGGTAAGATTCTTATTTTGTTTGAATCTGCAGTTGCGGTTGTTGTCAATTGCAAATAACCGTTGACATTGGCCGCCGACAATCCAGGGATAAAGTGATTATTAATTGCAGTTACTGTGCTATCTAAATCGCTGTAGATGAATATAATTTCAAAGTCGTTAATTCTAATACTATTACCAGGAGTAACGGTTGGGTTTTGTACTTTACCAGTAATGGTTCCGTATACTCTTGCTTGGTTTACATATCTATAGACTTGGCCAGCATAATATCTATTTGTATTTGCGTGCGGTGCTCCTGCATATACCGTACTGTCAGTTGCATCAATGTCAACACTGAATCCCAATTGTGCTTTTGTTCCAGCTGGATTGCTAAATCGTTTTAGTAATTTGAATTGATTTGTTTCTATTGTAATAATACTGTTTTGTGGCGGAGCAACTGCGAATTCAAATTCACTGTGATGTGTGGGATAACCGCTAACACTATAAATGGTATAGTCAGTACCATAAGTTTGCAAAATATCATTTACATAAACTCTATCTGTGTAGACCAACTCACGGGGACTACTGAATTTAGTTTCTATTCCGTTACCTAAAAATTGTTCCACAGTTCTGTCGTATATACTAACACTACCTGCTTCGCCATTATCAGTAGGTGCACCTACTGCAATTTGTCTGCCATCGGTAGTTGTTGCAATACTGTAGCCAAAATTATTGTCACCGTTGTTATAAAATATTTTATCTTTCAACTGGTAACCAGATTGTTGACGAACAATCAGTGTACCGGCAGGTACTGGGTTAACAAAAGTTAATGTAGTGCCCAACACCGTAAAGCCGGTGCCATATACTAATGTATATGATTCTAAAGAAGTAATTACTGTTGCAGTTAAAAATTCAGGGCCTGCAATTGTAAAATCAGTGATTATATACTGTGTGTCCGATCCTGTTGTAGCAGAAAATGTCTGACTGCTTGATGTTAAATTAGAGAACCATTGGTACGCATAAACTGCTTTTTCGCCAGGTGCACCCACATACATCCAATGTGCATCTTCACTGATTGCAACACTAGTGCCAAACTCCGATGAACTTGTAGTTGTCGGTCCTAAAATTTGTTGTTGAGTAATAACACCCAAGAAGTTTTTAGTATAAACATATACGTAGCCCGAACCATTGGCACTGCCAGGAGCTCCAGTTATGATATGATTAGAACCTAATGCAAGGCTTGTGCCCATCCCAGCAGTATTTTGCGCAGATCCAATGATTGTAGAGTTTTCTGCTAATTTACCCGTAGTAGATGAATAAGCATACAAATATTCAACCAGTGCGCCTGTTCCATTGGCATATCCAGGAGCACCGACTATTGCTAATTTATTGTCTGCACTAAGTTTTACACTTGTACCAAAATTAGAGCCAGCATAAGGGCTTTCAGTTGTAAAGCTTAAAATTGGTTGCCAAGGGTCTGTTTTGTTGTATACTGCCCAATTGTTGTTTGCAGTATTGTCATTGATCCATACTTTACTGTTAGCAGTCCAGCCGTTAACTGGAGTATAAGAAACAACATCGCTAGGTTCATTGAAACGTAAACTTACTAATTTATGTAGACCGTCTGACTCTGTAGTTCCACTGAAGCCAGTTAGGTCTCCGTTGTACTTAACTACAAAACTTGTCAGTGATTCTACTCTTTCAATTTTGTAAAATCCGTCAAATTGACTGCTGTTGGATACTAAAACTGTATCGTTTTCTTTAAGTCCGTGATAGCCGTCGGTTTTCATTAGTACACGGCCATTTAATGCGTTGGTAATTTTAACTACATTTGTTGTAGACTCACTTACTCTATATACATTCCAATCTTTGGTATAATCAACCGCACACCATATAATATTACCTGCACCAATTTCTTCTACTTTTCCGCTTAATGTAGAAGTGTCTGTTAAATCAAATATTGTGTAATCTACATCATCTAAATTAACAAATCCAGCAGTTTGAATATCATTTGTATAATCGCTATCTGTGGTTCTTGTCAAGAAGAACGGACTTGTCCATACTTTATCAGTGGCAGAAGTTTTATGTACTCCTGATCCACTGGTGTATAAATTTGCATATACCACTGTTGCATCATCAACAACCTGTAAACTTGTGGGATTGTTTAATGTATAGTTTTCGTCTAATACTATCTCAACATACTGATTGGTTTCTAAACTACCATAGCTGCCCAATCTAAATGCCCATTCCTCATTGACTGCAATACTGTTGGATTCTTGTGAATTGAAACTTACATCGGCCAATGCGTTAATGGCATTGTGTGTGCCTTTTTCTTTAATAAAGCCTTGATAGAATTTTACTTGAGTAGTATCATCTAATCCTAGTTCTGTCAAGTAACTGCGATTCCTATAGCCTATCAATCCCAATGCATATTGTGCAAAATCACTTTGCAGATTTACGTGGTCGGTATCATAAAAATGACGACCCATACTTGCATTTGTGGCAAAGTTATTCATTAGTCCGGTATTCATACGATTTTTATCGTACGGCAACCAGTCTGCAAAAGTAAATGTTGATGTGGCAGGAATATCCTTACTAGCGGTATAATAGAAATTCTTGTACTGTACAAGATCGCCTTTAAGGTAATCGTTTCCAGCAGCCCAAAGTTGCACAACATCATTGTTGTATACAAATCCCTGCGGATTCAATATACCAGTCCAGCCATTGGTTTTACTGCCAACCAATTTTAATCTAAACTGTCG